GACCGAGAAGGCCGAACCGAACTCTGACCCGGGCGAAACGAGGCTCGAAGCCCTCAAGGCCGCGAAGCGGCGGGGGATCGCGACGTGGGTTTCGTGCGAACCCGTGATCGACATGCGGGCGGTTCACGAGCTGATCATCAGGGGCGCGTACATCGACAGGTTCAAGGTCGGGAAGATGAGCCACCGAAAGACGCTCGACCCGATGGAGTGGGGGCGCTTCGGCGCGGTCTGCGAGGAGCTTGCCGAGAACTACGGTCGGAACGTCGCCCTCAAGGAATCGCTCAAGGAGGACGTGGGGAGGTGGGAGGATTGGATCGCGACAACGTGAACCACCCGAACCACTACACCCAGGGCGGCGTCGAGTGCATCGACGCGATCGAGGCCGCTCTAGGTGCCGAGCGCTTCGCGGGGTACTGCGCGGGCAACGTCATCAAGTACGTGTGGCGCTACCGCGACAAGAACGGGGTCGAGGACTTGAAGAAGGCGCGATGGTACCTCGACCGCCTGATCGCGAACGCCGAGGGCGGGCGTGGTATACTCGGTCGAAAGCCGCGCGGCGCGATGCGTGGCGTCTTATGCCGACATGGACGGAGAACGACACCTAGCCGACGAGGCGAGCGGCAAGAAACCTCACCACAACCGAATAAGCGCTCGACACGCAAAGGGGCTTTGCTATGGCGAAAAGCGTGACCTTACAGGCCGAGAACCGAGAAGTCGCACGGCGAAAGCTCGTAAGCTACCGCGCACAGTGCGATATCTTCCGTCAGCTCTTGAAGATCGTCGAGTCTGCCGAGTCTCGCCTGACCTCCGTCACGGCGCAATACGAGGAAACGAGGTCGCACGGCGTCGGTCGCGACACCCTTGCCGACCAGATCACGACGCTCGAAGACCAGCTCTCGCGCCTCACGCGCGTCATCGACGAGCAATCGCACGCGCTCGACGAGGTGCTGTGGATAATCAACGAGATCGTGCCGGAGAACCCGACCGTCGCGAGCATCTTGAGCAAGCGCTACCTAGAGCCAGACCATGAGCCGACGTTCAACGAGATCGCCGACGAGATGGGATATTCGGAGGGCTACGTCAAGAGCAAGCACCTCGAAGGCCTCGACCTCGTGTACGGACTCATCGCGGCGAACGGGGGCGGGCGGCATGGGTGAACAGCTCGCGCTGCCGTTCGACGTCGCCGAGGAGCGGAGGCGAACCCCGACGTGGGACGATGTTCAGAAGGGTGAAGCGGAGTATTACACGAAGCTCGTGAAGTGCGACCGCTGCGAGGGCGAGGAGTTCGGCTACGGCGGCTACTGGAACGCGGGGCGGTGCTGGCACACGTCGGAGCGGTACGCGTTCCCGATGAAACAGCCGAACGGCATGTGTAGGCGCGGGAGCCTTCGATGGGTCGATGCGTGAGGGTTTTTTCAAAGACATTACTTTTTCTTACCTGAATCTGTGATAGTGTTACCGTGACAAAAAACCGAAAGGCGAAAGCCGTCCGCGACGCGGGCGGCTTTTTTCATGCCCTGAAAAGGAGGCGACCACATGAGCGGAGAGAACCCGTTCGGCAACGTGACCATAGACGCCGAGACTCTACAGGAGAGCATCAACACGATATTCGGATCGCTCACGAAAGTCGGCGAGGCGATGAACGAGGCGACGCGCGGATTATCCGACGTTTTCGCCGCTATTGACGAGATCGCCAAGGAGGCCGAGGCGAATTGGCGGCGATGACTTCGACTTCGACTTCGCGCTCGGCGATGACTTCGACTTCGAGTTCGGCTTCGGCGGCGGCGACGCTGCCGGGGACGAACGCGAGGAGGATCGCGACCCGGTGATGGAGCGCCTGCTTGAGGGGAACCCGCCGACAGGCGAGGGCGCGACAGCCGCCGAGGATATCGAGGGCGAGAAGCATCGGAGCGTGTCGGTGTTCAAAACCATGTGCACCGCGAAGAAGATGAAGCTGCTCTCCGAAGCCGCGCTCGACGAAGCTCTCGACTGGCACCTTGAGGAGGGCGTCGCCTACCACTGCATATCGTTCGGCGACGTTGACAGCCTGACCTACCTGCGCCACATCGTCAGACAGGAACCGCTCGAATACGTGATGATCTCGACGTGGTGCATGGCGATGGAGGACGCCGAGGAGATCGCCCAGTGGGTCGATCGCGGCATGGTAGGCCGCGTGGACTTCTACGTCGGCGAGATATTCAAGAACGGCTACCGTGGCGTACGCGACGCGATCGAGGCGATCGCGCGGTCGTGCGGCGGGCGGGTCGCCCGTTTCAGGAACCACTCGAAGATCATGGCGGGCTTCGGTTCGAGGCTGTCGTTCGCCATAGAGTCGAGCGCCAACATCAACACGAACCCGCGAACCGAACAGGCCGTCATCACGGTCGATCGCGGACTCGCCGAGTTCTACAAGGAGTTCTTCGACGGGATCAACAGCTTCGACGGAGGCTTCGAGGATTGGGAGCCGTACCAGTTGGGAGGCGGCGGCGATGCACGTGCCGAGCGACCGAAGGCTTGAGGAATGGATACGCGACCTCATGCGCCAGGGGAAGATGTACGTGTTCTACAAGTCGCCCGAGTGGCAAGCCCTGCGCGGCCAGGTGATGGCCGACCACCACAACGAGTGCGAGCGATGCGCGGCGAGCGGCAAGCTCTCGCGAGCCGACACCGTGCACCACGAGTTCGAGGTTAAGAAGCACCCGGGCATGGCGCTCACTCGCTACGTCGAGGAGGCTGACGGCACGAGGCGCGAGGTGCTGCACCCGCTGTGCAACCAGTGCCACAACGACGTGCACGGGCGCACCGTGAAGGGAAACCCACCAAAACCCCAGCTCAACGAGGAGAAATGGTGAAACATACCCCCCGACCCCCCAAACCCCGACTCAAAGGAGGGGTCGGACAACGCGGGGAGATTCCAGACTCCGCGTCTTTTTATCCGAAAACGAGAGAATCAGGAGGCAAGGGAACATGGCCAGACCACGCGATCCGACAGCCCTCAAGGTGCTCAAGGGCAAGTCTCACATGACCAAGGACGAGAAGGCCGCGATCGATGACGAGATTTACGCTTCGAGCGGGAAAATCTCGCCGCCCGAATACCTCACCGAGAAGCGGATGATCGACATGTTCGAGAAAGAGGCCGCGTACATGGAGCGCGTGAACGAGGCGGCGGGCGTCGCAGTGTACGGCGACACCGATATCGAAGCCCTCGTGACCATGATTACGAGCCACTTCCAGTACCTCTACTACCTCAAGCGCGAGAAGGACAGCCGCGACCTCGCGGACAAGCAGAGGTACAACAGCATGAAGAACAAGGAGGCCGCTACCCATGAGAGGTTCATGAAGCTGCTAAAGCTCGACCCAAGCTCTCGCGTCGATTTCGGCGGCACGTCAGGCGATGATGCCGATGACGAGTTCTAACGCGAAGGCACGCAAGCGCAAGCAGATCAGATGCCCGAGGATCACCGAGTACCTTCGGCTGGTCGAGTCGGGCAAGTACAACGCCTGCGAACGCCAGAAGAAGTTCGCGGCGTACGTGCGGCGCGTGTTCGCGAGCGAAGAACTCATCATCGACACCGACCGCATCGACCGATACGGTCGCTACCTGCGCTACTTCCCGTTCGACCAGTTCTTCCCGTGGGAGTGGTGCCTGTTCACGCTTTTCACGTGCGTGTTCCGCGCTGACGGCACCCCGCGCTGGCCTGACCTCGTGTGCTTCATCGGTCGAGGCGGCGGCAAGAACGGCTTCATCGCGTTCGTGACGTTCTGCCTCGTGACGGCGGTCAACGGCATCAGGAACTACGACGTCGATATCTGCGCCAACTCCGAGGAGCAGGCGAAGAGGTCGTTCACCGACATATGGGAGATGCTAGAGGGCAAGAACCGCCTGAAATTCAAGAAGGGTTTCAGGTGGAACCGCACCGAGATCGTCAACACATCGACGAACTCGGCGATCAAGTACCGCACGAACTCGCCGAAGTCCAAGGACGGCATGAGGAGCGGCGCGGTCATCTTCGACGAGGTGCACGCTTACACCAACTGGAACAACATCACCGTGTTCACGACCGGGCAGGGCAAGTGCCCGCACCCGAGGCGGGCGTTCATATCGTCGAACGGCAACGTGCGCGACGGCGTGTACGACGCGCTGCTCGAACGATGCGACCGCATACTCAACGGCGAGGTCGAGGACGATAACGGCTACCTCCCGTTCGTGTGCTCGCTCGACGCGCCCGAGGAGGTGCACGACGAGGCGAACTGGGAGAAGGCGAACCCGTCGCTGCCGTACCTTCCCGTGCTCCGATTGCAGATACGCAAGGAGTACAAGGACTGGATCGACAACCCAGCGGAGAACGCCGACTTCATGACGAAGCGCATGGGCATACCGCAGGGCGACAAGGAGTTCGAGGTCACGTCGTGGGAGAACCTGAAACGCGCGAGCCGCGAGCGGCCAGAACTCGCTGGCAAGCCGTGCGTGCTCGGCCTCGACTTCTCGCGCAAGGATGACTTCTTGAGCGCGGCGCTGCTGTTCCGCGAGCGCAACGATGACGGCGAGGAGGAGTTCTACGCGATCCACCACTCGTGGTTCTGCCTGAACTCGCGCGACCGCGAGCGGATCAAGCCGCCCCTCGACGAGTGGGCGAAGCTCGGCATCGTGACGCTCGTCGATGAGGTCGAGATACCGACCTCGATCGTCGTGAGGTGGATAGAGGAGGCGCAGGCCGTCTACGAGATAGTCGGCGTCGCCCTCGACGATTACCGATACGACATAGTGCACGAGGAGCTGGAAGGCCTCGGGTACTCGGCGAAGGATCACACGATCACGAAGGTCAGGCCGTCGCACCACATGCGCGTGCAGCCCGTGATCAACTCGGCGTTCGCTACCGGGCGCATAGCGTGGGGCGAAGACCCCGCGATGAGGTGGTTCACGAACAACACGAAGCTCGTGCCGTTCCTGAATGGCAACTACAAGTACGAGAAGATCGAGCCGAGGTCGCGCAAGACTGACGGCTTCATGGCGCTCGTCGCCGCGTTCTGCATACGCGAGCAGATACCCGAGACTCGCGAGCTTGAGTTCCTGCCCATGTTCACGTTCTAAAACCCGCGTTTCCGCTCGAAAACGGGCGAAAACCGCCGAATTTCGCAAAAAAGCGGGCGAAATCGGCGAATTACGGCGAAAAACAGCCGAAAACGCGCCGAAACGGGCGAAAATCCCGAAATTCGGCCATTTCAAGGCGAAAAGGCCACGGAAAACCGAAGGGAGGTTAAAAATGGCGAATTTCCTGACCAGGCACTTCAACTTCCTGTCGAAGAAGCCCACGGACGAGGAGATCGAGGCGATCTTCCAGCATTTCACCGAGAAGGCGGCGTTCAAGCAGCTCGCCGTGTACATCGCGACCAGCTACATCGCGAACGCGCTCTCGGGATGCGAGGTCAAGGTGATCCGCGAAGGCAAGGAGGTCGATAACGACCTGCTCTACTACCGCCTGAACGTCTCGCCCAACCCGAACCAGAGCGGGGCGCAGCTCATGAACGCCCTCGTCACCCGCCTGTGCCTCGAAACCGACGCCCTCGTCGTACCGCACAAGTCGGACATGCTCTACCTCGCCGACTCGTTCTCGACCGACCCGCACCCGCTCAAGGATGACGTGTTCCGGGGCGTCAGCGTCGAGGGCAAGCAGGTCGCGAAGAGCTACAAGGCTGGCGACGCCTACTACTTCAAGCTGGAAGACCGCAAGGTTCACGGAATCATCAACAGCCTCTACGAAGACTACTCGAAGCTGCTCTCGGCAGCGATCACCGGGTTCGTGCAGGGGCACGGTCGCAAGTACAAGCTCAAGCTCGACAACGTGAAGGTCGGCGACAAGGACTTCGCGGAGAAGTACGAGAACGTCGTGAAGAAGCAGCTCGAACAGTTCCTCACGAGCGAGAACGCCGTGTACCCCGAGTACGCGGGCTACAGCCTCGAAGAGCTGAAACACGAGGCTGACGGGTCGAGCAACGACATACTCGCGATGCGCAAGGAGGTCTTCGACCTGGTGGCGCAGGCGTACAAGATACCGACCTCGATGATGTACGGGAACACCAACAACACGAACGACGTGCTCAACCAGTTCCTCACGTTCGCGGTCGATCCGATCGCGGTCATGATGGGCGACGAGCTGACGCGCAAGTCGTTCACGTTCGACGAGTGGGCGAAAGGCTCGCGCGTGATCGTCGATACGAAGTGCATCAACCACGTCGATATATTCAACGTCGCCGACAAGGTGGACAAGCTCATATCGAGCGGCGTGTTCTCCATCGACGCGGTTCTCTCCGCGCTGGGCTACCAGCCCCTCAACACCGAATTCAGCCAAGCTCACTACATCACGAAGAACTACGAGCTTGCTGAAGACGCGATGGCTCGACTCACCGAAGGAGGTGAACAGTAAATGGACAAAGCGAAACGGTTCTACAACCTCGTCGTGAACGGCTCGACGGCAGACCTCGACATATACGGCGATATCGTCAGCGAGGCGTACTCGTGGGACGAGTCGGACATGAACGTCTACCGCCTCTCGCGCCTGTTGGAGGGCTTGCAGGGCGTCAGCCAGATCAACGTGAACATCAACTCGTACGGCGGCGAGGTCGCCGAGGGCATAGCGATCTACAACGCCCTCAAGCGCCACAGCGCCAGGATCGTCACGCGCTGCGACGGCATGGCCTGCTCGATCGCCTCGGTGATATTCATGGCGGGCGACGAGCGCGTCATGTACGCGCCCTCGATGCTCATGATCCACAACGCCTCGTCGGTGGCGTGGGGCACCGCCGCAGACCTCCGCAAGGCAGCGGACGATAACGAGAAGATCACGTCGATGAGCAAGGCCGCGTACATGGAGCACGTGAGCATCACCGAGGAGGAGCTGACCGCGCTCATGGACGCCGAGACATGGATCACGCCCGCCGAGGCGCTGAACATGGGCTTCGCGACCGTGGTCGAGGCTCACGACTCCACCGACGCGCCCGCACAGGACGCGCGGCTCGCGGCGTTCTCGATGATCGAGAGCGCGTTCGCCGCGAGGGTCGCCAAGGCGGCAGACCCCGACGATGACGATCCCGACGATGACCCCGACGAACCGGGCGACGCCGACCCCGACGCCGAACCGCAAGCCGACCCCGAGGACGGGGAAGGCGAAGACCCCGACGATGACCCCGACGATGGGGACGATGACGGGGAGAAGAAGGACGAGCAGGCATTCCGCTCGTTCATCCAATCAGCGTACAAGTAGAAAGGAAAACCCAAAATGACCGTACGCATCAACGACAACCACGAGATCGCCGCCACGATGGCAGCGGCCATGCGC